CACTTTAGGGTTTTGATTCAATCCAACTGTTAGCCGCTGCGAATAGCCATCACCAAACTGCACCTGCCGCACCTTAGGCCGGCTGGTCTTTTGGGCGCCGTAGGTGGGCGCAATGTCAGGGAAAGTTGCCATTAGCGTCGGGTACCAGCCAAGAGACCACCAGGTCGTTGTTGCTTGATCAATTCTGCCTGTACAGCAGCCGATATGGCAACACCAAGCTGCTTGCCTTGTGCTTGATCGCCTTCAACGCTTGAGCCAGTTGCATCCACGTTGACGTTGACGGTTGTGCCACCACCACCGCCACCTGCAACGCCCAGCTTGCCGTCAGCGCCGCGCTTAAGGGGCATGATCGCCTCCGGGCCAGCTTCACCCATCAGCCCGATGCCCTTGGCAAATGGGAACATCATCGGCCGATCGACGATGCCACCCTTGGCGTAGGGGACAATGCCGTTCTGCGCGAAGACGTTGCCGTTGGCGGAACCAATTAAATTCGTTCCGCCGAACGCCGCACCAGTAAGGCCGGACATATTTAATGATGCACCAGAGAAATTAGGCGCACCACCGCCGCCAAAGATGCCGCCAATGCTTGGCAGGAATTTCTGCGCTAATCCAATGATTTGCATCTCAATGTACTTGGCAATCATTTGACTGGCCATGTCCAAGAAATGATTGGCGATGCTCTTGAAGAAACCAGCCAATGCTTCCTGCGCAGACATCGATCCGTCGATCAACCCTTTGAAGGAGGTGGAGAAAGCCTCCCCAATCGCTTGGGCACCAGCCATTACCTGCTTGATGGGATCCTGCAGATCTGCCAAGCTTTTTTTCAGCTCCTCGATCTTGCTGCCAAGCTCACCACCAGTCAGGCCAGGCATCAGGTCCACGTCCGTGCGGAACGTACCAGTTGCAGTGCCACCGGTAAATGCTCCAGCAAGGGCGGCTTGAAGGTTTTTATTTAACGTGGCTGACAGGCCAACCTGAGCGTAAAGTTCTTTTGTTTGGTCTTGCATAAGTTTGTTGATTTCACCAAGATACGTTTGATGATCTGCTATAATTGCTACTGATTGCGCTTCAGCAATGCGCATTCTTTCTTGTTCGCTTACTGCGTTTTTCTGCAAAGAAAGGTATTTTTCCCTGCGTTCAACAATAACTTTGTTGTATTTAGCTTCAAGCTCTTCTTGCTTGGTTGCGGCAAGAGTAATATCAAGTCGTGCAGTTTCTAATGAAAACAGCTTGTCGGCATCAGCCAATTGTTGTTTTATCTTTTCTTTTAAACGTTGTGCTGCGTTTTCCGCTGCCTTGTTTGATTTTTCAGCACCACCAGCCGTGCCGCCACCCTTGGGGGGCGCAAATATAGTCAAATCACTTGGCAATTGGGGAATTGCGCGTGGCGTTGTTGGTTTTGTTTTTTGGCCAGAAGACAAGCCAAGTATTGTACTAGCAATCGGCCCCAAGGGAGCAGGTAACGTATTTTGAACAAAAGCGGAAACAATTCCTTTTGCGCTTATATTGCCAAGCACTTCCAAGGCCCGTTGCAAATAGGGCACGGATTCGATTATTTTGCTTACACTTTTTATCCATTCATTGGCAAATGTAGCAATACCAGTTATTGCCTCTTGGAACCCTGCACCAATTGGCTTGAAAAATTGACCAAAGCTATAAGTTAAGGCATCCAACGCTACTTTCATTCGTGCGCCAGATTCTTCTGTAGATGTTGCCATATTTGCTGCTGAAGCTGCGTATTTTTTGTCCAATTCAGCGGCAAATTTCATCAGATCATTTAACCCAATAGCTCCTTGTTCAAACGCTTTTTGCATTTCTGGTCCAGTCTTGCCAGCGGCTTTAGCAAAAAGAGTAAAAGTGCCAGGCAGTCGTTCTGCAATTTGGTTGACTTCTTCTGCACTTACTTTTCCTTTTGAAAATATCTGAGTCAAGGCAACCATGACACCATTGGTTTCTTCTACACCGCCACCAGTGGCTTTAATTGCTTGAGCAAAAGAACGGAAAACAAATGCAGAGTCAGTGATCTTACCGCCTGCTCCATTTACGGATGCAGCCAATTGTGTAAATGATTGCGTTGACTCAAGTACCGGAATGTTCAAATCTCTAGCACTTGATTCAATCAATGCTTGAGCTTTGGCGTATTCAGATGACGTGCCCGCAATTGATTTTAAAGCAATATTTAACTTATCAACTTGCGCTGCATATTCAGCCGTAGCGCCAATTGATTGCCGTATCATGCCCACCTGCGCACCAATGGCACCACCGGCTAATGCGCCGCCTGGGCCACCAATTGCGCCAATGCCGGCACCAATCAAGCCTTCAGGGCCACCAAAGACACCTGCGGCAGCAACTGCACCAATACTTTGACCAATTTTATTAACAGCCCCAACGCCGCTAGCTTGGCTAGTCTGAAGTTTGCCTAATTGAATGTCAAGTTGTTTAATTTCAGATGTTAACTTATTAAATGTTGTGCCACCAATTTCTGCTGATTTGCGCAACGAATCTAAACCATTGCGGTAATTTTGTAAATTATTGACAGAACGAACAGACTCAGTGTTGAGTTGCTTAAGGGATGAATATAATTTATCTAGATCACTGCTGGCAATTTTAGATTCAGTTGCAAAATTTCTTACGGCCGAACGGACCCGATTCAATCCTTCCAGGTTTTCGACCTGGGCTCTGATGCGGAGGATTGTCGCTTCGTTTGCCATTACTTCGCGTTCAACTGGCTTAGGGCTGAGGCTTCCATGATCTGGATGCCCTCGAACATGGTTGGCACGTCCTTAACCGAGTATAGACCGCACAGCCACTGGAGCGGCTCGTAGCGCAAGCCTACATAGCCGCCCATGGTGACGTTCCACTGGGTCTGAAGACGCATGAACATCATGACAATGTCCCAGTTGTCATCCCACACCTCGAAATCGTCCGACTGCTTTGTTTCCAAAACAGCCGGATCCATTCCGAATACAGCCGCATCATCACCGGATTCGTCGCGTTCACCGCCACCAGCCCAATGCTGTGCGGCCTCCTTCAGTTTTTTACCTGGGCTCCATCCAGCGATTCAAGGTAAGCCTTGATCACACCACGGCAGAAGTAGGGATCGTCAAGGAAGCCTTTGCGGTTTGCAGCCGTGAATAGGACTGCAGTGCCATCTTCATCAACGATCTCGTCCCAGCCCTCGAGCACTGCTTCAAGCAGCTCGACATCACCTTTGTCCGCCAATTTGGTGAACTCAGATCGACCAAGCAATTTGAAGGTCACAGTGAAAAGTTGCTTTTCAAATTTGCCGCCGTCAGAAGGGATTTCGACGGTTACAGGCCAGCGTACGCTTGCAACTTTTTTGCGAATGAATGCCATGAGGGTTGGTATCAGGTGAAGGCTAGGCTGAATTCGTCGTTCCCTGCAGCGGTTGGAATCGCCACATAAGGAATAGACAGCATCATAATCGAATCCTGATCTTGATAAGTAGGAATCAATACATCAACTTGTGATGCAAGGAAGGTAACCCGGTTGCCGGCTGTGGTGCCATGCAAGAAGGTCAGGTTACCAGTTGTAGTGGCAAGGGCAGTCGTAAAGAAATCTTTGGTAGCAATGGTCGGCGCTTCGATCATTACCGTACCAGCCGGCTTGCGATCAGTCAGCAGTGTTTGCTTGGTGCCACCAACAAGCTCACGGAAGATCAATTCATTGGCAAGGTTAAAATCAACGGATTGCAGAATGCCGCTGTAGGAGAAGAAGGAGAAGGCGCTGGTGTTGCCTTCACGGAAGATCAACGGTGTGGCCTGTGCCGAATAGGTCACAGCCGGGGCTGCAGTGTCCGTAGGAGCGTTGTAAACGCCGGTCAGGTTAAACGCCAGGGTTGGGATGGCACCAACTGCGCAGCTCATGGTCATTGAGCCACGGCAACCGGTCAGCTTGTGCAGTACGCCGTCCACATTGAAGTAGATGGTTGCAGAACTGAAGCTGGCTGAGACGGGAGTGTAGGTGACCGACGTTGAGGCGACAATCGTCGCAGCCATGCCGCAAGCCTTCAGGATCGCGTCAAATTTGGGTGCCGTCCCAGCAGTGCCCGAACCGGCCAGCTCAACCTCAAAGGTCACGGCCACGCTGGTTTGCGCGATCAGTTGGTCGTAATTGCCCAAATAGGGTCGGACCAGATCGCGACTGACAATGTCACCCGAAAGAGGCGTGATGTCAAGGTTGCGCACCAAAAGGGCGTCGGTTCCAATTGGACTGGAGTCGGTGCCGTAGGTGGATTCAGTCTTGACCAGGATCAGACGCTTGCGGCTCAGAAGTGCCATTGCTCAATTCCTCAGGGGTGTTGTCGGAGGGTTGGGCCGGCTCTGTCCGCTCGAGGAGCTTCCGAATGCCGGTTTTGGGGTTGAGTAGATAGGTTCCACCCTGACCCCAGTATTCATCCACCATGTTAGCCATAAGTCAAGCAGCCAAATTGGTGGAGGATGTGCGGTAAATCACTAGGTAGTCACACATGATGACACCAGCGGGTTGATCGGCCTCCACAAGGTTAAAGGTAACACTGACCGGTTGTATGTCCATAGCATAACCTCCCAACGTCAGGTCACTGGACAGTTTGGAGTGAAGGCTTTCAATGATCGGATCTGCCACTTGGTCTGGGATGTCGCCACGCACAATCACCGTCACACGCACGGTCATGCGCCACGTCAAGGTGGGCATGCTGGTTTCCACGCGGGATGTATCAGCGATCGGCTCTACGACCAGTGCAGGCGATTCCTCACGCGCCATTGGCTCCACCCGGCTGCGGTAGATGCGTGTACCAACCCCCGTGGTGCCAGTCAGTGCTGTGCGGATTGCTGTGAGGATTGATTCGCGTTTGGTGGTCATGTCTTCTGCAGAGCGATTTGAACAAATGCTCCGTCATCAATCAACATTGTTTCCCTAACGGTAAAAGCAGTCCCGCCCACAGTGATTGAATCACCGCGAACGAGACTGCCGAAATCTGAAGACCTAGTAGTCAGCGTGTAATCAGTCGTTAGGACCATTCCATCGCTGATCACTTGACTTGGGGTGTCAAGGATTCCAATTGCTTGCGTCGCTCCAGCCACACAGGTGAGGCCAAAATCAGCAAGGAACATTCCTAGATCTTCAGTCAACGCCATGGGGATCAGCCGTACTTGGCAGAAGCCAGACCTTGGACTGAGACAGCACCAGTGCCCGTGCCACCGGCAACAGTCAGCGAAACTTTGACGTAACGCTTGATGTCGGTGACGTTGACATACAGCTTCTGACGAGAAGCAGTGTTGGCAGTAGTGGTCGTGAAACCGCCACCGGTCACGTCGGTGTAAGTACCACCAGAAGTGTCAGAAGTGGTCAGTTTGACGGCAAAGGTGATGCTGGCGCCACCGGCTGCAGCGTCAAGAAGAACGACCATGTCGCCTTCGTAGCCAGACAGGTCAATGGCACTACCAGTGGTGGTAGAAGCGCCAACCGCAGTAGGGAACAGGCCCACCTGCGTGGTTTTGGAACCGAGGTTAAGGATGGTCATTGGGGTTTCCTCCGTTTGGAAGGTGTAGGAATGGTCTGGATGAACTCTTCAGCTTTTGCAATGCCGATCAGGAATTTGGCATCGCTAAGGGAAGCCTCAAGGACTTCCCCGACGCGAGCCACGCAACCACCGGCCATTGTCTGGCTAAGGATGCGGATCATCATGATCAGAGGGTGTTGTTACCGCGAGAGAAGGACTCGGGGTGACGGATGGCCACGTCCACGTCCTGCATAGCGATCACGCGAACGGTGCCGCTGGTGCTGTTGGTGTAGGGGTCCACCATGATGTCCAGACCGGACCAGTAACCGATCAGCATGTCAGCGAAGTTGCCGAACCACAGATCGCCGGAAGCAACTTGGTTGGACAGCACACCGCGATAGCCGTTGACTTCACCGTTCTCCATCAGGAAGATGCCGGAACCGGCGTCCTTATTGGTGGTCTTCAGGTTGCCGCGCATGACGGCATTCATCAGATAAACAGGTGAACCGAGCAGTGCGTTGGCGGTAGCAACGTCAGACTCCATTGCAACCACCTCGGCAAAGGTAGGAGCATCAGCGGTGAAATCTTCGGTGCCGATGCCCGAGATCAGCTTGAGGCCCAGGGGCTCGCTGTTGGTGCCGGTGCCATACAGACCAGCGGAGTCGATCTTGAGGCCAAGAACGGCAGCCAGGTCGCGACGCACCATGTTCTCCACGTCGATGGAGGACTGCAGCATCAGGCGGCGGCTGTAATCAGTG